CCTTTACTGTATGATCACATTACTGGTAGAATGTTAGAAGTATTAGAGGAGGACAAGTTATGACATACAATGAACTGGTAGAGAAGCGTGATGATCTGATGCACCTGTTAGGTAACAGCAGTGACCCATCAGCTAGGCAAGCTATCAAGGTATCCCTCAAGCGAGTGGGTGTGCTGATAGAGTTTGATGAGTTAGGTGCTGAGGTACTAGACCAAGGGTACGGACGTAACTTAGTTATTGATAATGAGTTCACTTACATAGTAGCGACAGGTAAGTGGAGAACTAATGCAGTAGACAAGTGGTATAGTTCACGCGGCCCTGAGTATTTCTATAAGAAAGTTAAGCAAGGAGAATACGCATGAGTAAATTTAATACTGAAAGTTTCAAGCTGTATGACAATGAGCATCCTGAGATCTATGAGGGCTTCAGAAAGTTTGCATTGAAAGCATTAGCTGTTCGTAATAACTATAGTGCAAGGGCTATCTTCCACGCCTTGAGGTGGGAAACGATGATTGATTCTGGTGAGGAGTTTAAGATCAATGATGGTTGGAGTCCTTTCTATGCTAGGAAGTTTATGAAGGAATCTCCTAGACATGAAGGATTTTTTAGAACTCGTAGTCAGAGGAGATAGAATATGAGTAAGATAGGCAACTATGTACTAGGGAGAATAGAAGACAATGATAACATTAGATATAGAAACAACTATGGCTATGGATCACATATGGTGCTGTGGCTTGCACATAACAGGAGAGAAAAGAATAAGCGTAATGAGGAATCCAAGGCAGGTAATGGACAAGTGTTCAAGGGATCAGGTATTCGTTGGGCATAACATTGTCAACTTTGATGCACCTAAACTTAAAGAACTATGGGATCTAGTAATCCCTGATAATAAGTTAAGGGACACACTGCTAATGTCACGGCTATGGAATCCTAGACTATCAGGTGGTCACTCACTAGGAGCATGGGGAGAACGTCTTGGTTATTCTAAGATAGACTTCACTGACTACGATGGTGGTATATCAGAGGAGATGATTACTTATTGTAAGCGTGACGTATCGCTCACAGTTAAGTTAGAAGAGTACCTAACTACCGCCCTAAGTAAGGATGGTTTCTCTGAAGAGAGCATACAACTTGAGCATGATGTTGCTGTTATAACATCTGAGCAAGAGAGCAATGGTTTTAAGTTAGACATTGACAGGGCTAACGAGTTATTAACTGACCTTATGGAGCGTATGAATGCCCTCGAAAGAGAAGTCCAAGAAGTCTTCCCTCCCTTGGTGGAGGAACGAGTCTCGGAAAAGACAGGAAAGAAACTCAAGGATAAAGTCACAGTCTTCAACCTCGGAAGCAGAAAGCAAATTGCCTCACGCCTCCAAGGAAAAGGAATAGTATTCAAAGACCAGACTGAGAAGGGTAACATCGTTGTCAATGAGAAGACTCTAGCATCCATTGATCTACCAGAGGCGAGGCTCATAGGTGAGTACCTAACCTTACAGAAGCGAGTAGGTCAGATAGATAACTGGGTCAATGCAGTGGCTGATGATGGTAGGGTACATGGTCGTGTGATAACTAATGGTGCTGTCTCTGGACGTATGACACATCAGAGTCCTAACATGGCTCAAGTGCCAGCCAGTAAGCATGACAAGAAGACAGGTGAGTTACTATGGGGAAGAGACTCATGGTATGGCACTGACTGTCGTGCCTGTTGGATTGTTGATGAAGGTAATGTACTGGTTGGCCTAGACGCTTCTGGTTTAGAATTGAGAATGCTTGCCCACTACATGAATGATAAGGCATACACTAAACAATTATTAGAAGGAGATATACACACATACAATCAGAAGATGGCTGGCTTAGAAACTAGAGATCAGAGCAAGACTTTCATATACGCGCTGATTTATGGTGGAGGTAGTGCCAAGATAGGACAGATCGCTGGAGGCTCATCCCATAAGGGTAAGCAACTGGTTGATAAGTTCATGAAGAACCTACCTGCCTACGCTAGGCTGAAGCAGAAAGTGTTGACCGCTATGCGTACAAATGGTACACTACTAGGGCTGGACGGCAGAAGACTTAGAGTTGAGTCAGAGCATTCAGCATTGAATTTTTTATTGCAATCAGCAGGTGCTGTAGTGATGAAGAAAGCACTGGTCATACTACATGAGAAACTAACTAAGCGCAGGATATGGTTTAAGATAGTTGCTAATGTACATGATGAGTGGCAAATAGAAACCACTGAAGACTATGCCGATTCGGTAGGTAAGTTAGGTAAGCTTGCTATCAAAGAAGCTGGTGAGTGGTTCGATATGAATTGTCCATTAGATGGTGACTATAAGATAGGTTCCACTTGGGCAGAAACACACTAGAGTTTCCTAGGAAACTTTGCAATTAGGTCTAGTGTACTTTTAAATTATTAAGGAATTAAAATCCATGCAAAATCTAAATGAAGTAGTAAAGATCCAAGCCACCGCTTTCTGGTTCTCATTCCTAGAGAAGAATGAAATGTCAGACAAGTATCAAGTTGATGTGAGTCAGCTATCTGAGGAACAAGTAGATCGCTTGGAGGGTATGGGCATCAGTGTTAAGAACAAGGGTGATGATCGTGGTTACTTTGTAACTGCCAAGTCAACCAAGTATGCACCTCGCGTTGAGGATGTTGACGGGTTCAAGATGGACAAGCCAGTAGGTAATGGCAGTAAGTGTACGTTCATCATCAAGCCCTACGACTATAACTTCAAGGGTAAGACAGGTGTTGGTGTTGGTTTATCCAAGGCGCGTGTCGATGATCTCGTTGTCTTCACCAAGGACGATGCAGGTTTTGATGAAGTACCAGAGTTATAGATGTTACTTCTCATAGACGCTGATATATTCTGTTATCGTATCGGCTTCGCCTGTGAGGAGGAGAGTGAGGAAGTTGCTTGTAAGACTATGACCAACTACCTCACTACCATCATTGAAGATTTAGTGATGGACTCTGACGATGAGGAACATGACGTTGAACTGTACCTAACTGGGCCAGATAACTTTCGTCATGACTATGCTGTTACTGCTGAGTATAAGGGTAACAGAAAGTCAAACAATAAACCTTCGCACATTGCTGCTCTACGGGACTACCTAGTAGAGGAGCATGGTGCAGTCGTCACTCAAGGTGAAGAGACAGATGATAGGATTGCTATCAGAGCAACACAGAACCCAGAAGCAATAATCGTTTCACTAGACAAGGACTTCTATCAACTTGTGTGTGGGCATTACAACTTCGTTAAGAAGGAACTCTTTTATATTACCAAGGAGGAGGCTGTGTATAATTTCTATATGCAATTCCTAGTAGGTGATACTGCTGACAACATCAAAGGTGTTCACGGCATTGGCCCTAAGAAAGCTGCAAAGCTATTGGAAGGTAAGACTGAGTTAGAAATGTACGACACCTGTGTTGAAGAACTAGGTAGTGAAGAACGTGCTATTGAAAATGGAATACTGCTGCACCTACGCAGAGAGGATGATGAGATATGGCAACCACCAAGACCCGTAACAACGGACGATGGACAGAAGCTAGACACAAGTCTTTCATAATCTCTGCTCTACGTGGAGCGCATAGTAAATGGGGTGTCAAAGCTGATGTTAAGAAATCTGCTAGAGTTTCTACTGGGAGGTACTTATGTGCTGGCTGTGGTACTGTTGGGCCTGCTACTTTGCCACCTCTTAGGGGTCAGTCAAGACGTAGGAATAATGCTGCTGTTGATCACATTAACCCTGTTGTCGATCCTTCACAAGGATTCATAGATTGGAATACCTACATCACTCGTATGTTCTTAGAGGAAGATGGGTATCAGATTCTATGTTATGCATGTCATGGAACTAAGACCCGTGATGAGCGAGAAGAACGAACTAAGAGGAAGAAGAAATGAGACATCTAATTATACCAGATACTCAGATCAAACCTGATGCTAACTATGACCATATGACATGGGCTGGACACTATGCAGTTAAGATGAAACCTGATGTGATCGTACATCTAGGTGATCATTGGGACATGCCAAGTCTTAGCAGCTATGATGTAGGGACTAAGAGTTTTGAAGGTAGGCGTTACACTAAGGACATTGCAGCAGGTAATGAAGCAATGAAGATGTTCCTAGCACCTATCAAACGAGAACAGTTACGTCTTAAACATGGAAAGAAAAAGCAATGGAATCCTCGCTTAGTATTCTTACTAGGCAACCATGAGTATCGTATTGAACGTGCTGTTGAACACGACTCAAAGCTAGATGGTCTGATTAGTTTTGCTGATCTTGATCTTAAAGGATGGGAAGTGAAAGACTTCTTAGACCCTATCGTCATAGATGGTGTGGCATACTGTCACTACTTTACCTCTGGTGTTATGGGTAGGCCAGTGTCTTCTGCCAAGCTACTGCTACAGAAGAAGTACATGAGTTGTGTCATGGGCCATGTCCAAGATAGAGACATAGCTTATGCACGTAGGGCTGATGGTTTAAATATGACAGGTCTGTTTGCTGGTATCTACTATCAACATGACGAGGCATACCTTAACCCTCAGACTAACGGATCATGGTCTGGTCTATGGGTGTTCAATGATGTACATGATGGTAGCTTTGATGAGTTGCCTGTATCAATGGCGTATCTACGGAGGACTTATGGCTCTAACTTTGGAAGAGTTGAAAGGTCGCTTGAAGCAGTTGGATGAGGTTATCCTTGTTGATGTACTGCAATTAGAAGCTGAAGATATAGTCAATAGGTTTGAAGATGTTATCAAAAGAAACTTTGTTAGGATAGAGTCTCAGGTGTATGAGTCTAACTGGCAGAAAGCTTTATATGATGAATGGGAGGAAGACTATGATTGAAGAAAGAGATTTTACAAAGATAGAACCTTTGTTTGATATGCGTAAGTTAGCAAGTGACACTCAAGTTGGGGGTGATCACTACACTAACCTAGCTATACAGCCTATGCAGTATTCTATGGCTAATGAGTTGAATGCTTTGCAGCATACAACAATCAAGTATGTGACTCGTTATATGGACAAGGGTACGCCACTGCAAGACCTAGCTAAGGCCAAGCACTGTATTGATATGTTAATAGAGTTTGAGTTGGAGGGAAAATGTGGCTAAAGTTAAATCAACATTGGTTGAATATTAACCAAGTAGTATTTA